GCTGTTTGATGACCGTCTGAATCGTGGCCTTCGCGAGCGTCCGTGGTTTCTGGTGTTGCTCGGCTTCCCGTGCGTGACCTTCACCGGTCTCTTTGGCCTGATGCTCTTTAGCTTTCCGAGACCGTGGTGCTTTCTTCACGAGATCCGACACGAACTGCTCCATTCGGTCGTGATCGATCTCGTCGAGACGCCGCGTACCAAGCGCAGGCAAGATATGCGTGGTGAAATTCTTTACGTAACTCGCGGCTGTCGATTGCGCGACGGCACTCTCCAAAGAGACGGGCTTAAACGTCTCCTTGTAATACTCCTGCACGGTCGGAATAACTTTTTTTTCGGGTAACCATTCGCCGAGAGTCAGCTTCGCCGCGATATGTTGCTTGGCCTTTTCTGCCGCCTTTCTCGTTCCGATCCGCCTTGAGGTGCGCTTGCCCTTGTAATTGATGAACAGCCACCAGATACCGGAATCTTTGACTTTCTCCCGAATCTTAACGCCCATGAATTACGATTCCTTGTCGCTGATTTGTTCGCCAGAACGGCAGTACAAACATATTATCCAACGACGTCGCTGGATTATTCCAACAAAATCGACCTGCAAAAACCAAACTTGTGCATCTCGCGTATCTATTTAGTCTTTTTGCGCTTTGCGGGTGGCCGTCCGCCGTGGGTTCCACCAGACGGATGTTTACGCTTCGCCTGAAGTTCTCTGTAGTAATCCGGCCCGTGCTTCGCGGTCATCTTTTTCGCACTGATTTTGCCAAGATGGGACGCGATCGCCTCAGTAGGTATCGACTTCCCGCAATGGGGACATTTGAACTGCTTCGGCACTCTGCCTCTTTCTTCGTTCATCGTTTTTTAACAACGATGAGTCATTCGCGGGTGAGAGACTAAAAGTCTCATCGGAAGCCGAACTCGCTTTCCTCTGAGTTCGCACTTTCGAAGCTGCATTACATATCAACTTTTCTCACCCCTAACCTGACCCATCCAAATGGCACGGGCCGGACACCCAGTCCCCTCGTGCCTTACTTCAACAGAACATCCAACTTCGCTTCGATTCTCTGGAGCTGCTCTGTCACAACCCGCTGCCGCGGATTCCTTTCTTCCCAGTCCGCAAACCTGCACCGGGAACTACAGAAACGCTGCCAACGTCGCTTTGGCCTAAATTTCGTTCCACAATGGCCGCAGGCATTCTCCCGGGTCTGAGAGTCGTTATCGGTCATGATGTCGCAGCAAATATGCGTTTCCACGCATTTGTTTTATCTTCTGAGCGTCCCCGCTCGGCATGGGCCCCGCTTCTATCTTTCAACTCCCCATAAACGTCGCCCCGATGATCCTTTTCCGAGGTGGCTGTGCGAGGCGAGGTTCAGGTTTTGTGCTGCTCAGCGCAAGCCCACTCTTACAGAGGTATTGAGTCGACGCCATCAGGTGGTCATTCTCCCGAACGATCTTTCCGTGCTCATTCCGCCGGTAGAGTCGAAATTCGTCGAACCACTGGACACAGCTTTCGAAAATCTCAGTCTGCCGGTAGCCAGCCGCGTCCAGACTTCGTGAATGTTTGCCTCGACGCTGCGCTTGTCGGGAAGCTGCAAGAGGAGGCCCAGCTTTTGATAAATCCTCAGGAACTGCTGGCCATCGTATCGATTGATATCTGCCGCATCGCCTACGCCCCGAATCCAAGTGCCTCGTGATTTGATTGCCTCCGCATGGACCGGCGGTTCAGCCTGGCCGCGCTTGTACACGTCGTAGATGTACACAACATCGCTTTCACGGTCACGCGCTCCCCAGACAGCCGCTGTCCAGTTCCAGCCAGTGTCCATGCCGTAAGCCCGCGGCCAATGATCTGGAATACGGAAGTTTTGGACCGTAATCTCGTTTTCGCGATGGGATAGATCACGCCGGCGCCGAGATCTGGTACGCCTTCGGTTCGAGCCTTACGTTGGTGTGGAGGAATCGACGCAAAATACTTCTTTCGCGTTTCCTCGTCGAGATGTGGAGCATCGTTCCAGGTTGCGTTGATGTAGAATTTTTTCTGCTGGCCCGGCTCCGGATACAGAAACTGCTTCACGACATCACTGATGCCCTGCAGGGGCGTAAACGTCACGTACACGATCCCCTTCGTGGTCATAGTGCGCAGCAACGATTCGGTATAGATCGGCAGTGCCGGTTCTTCGTCGAGCCAGATCACGTGCACCGCATCACCGTCGAATGCCTCGCGGCCCTGCTCGTAAGTCTTGAGCGTCACGTGCGAAGATCCGCCCGAGGTGTGACGAATCCAGGCGAAGTCAATCGCGTCAGGTGTGCCCGCCTTCATGCTTTTATCGAGGATGGCATCCGCTGGAATCATCCCGGTTCCGAGCGCGTTTGGCGTCCCGAAGAGCTTCTCCTGAACAACCTCGCGGACTTTCTTCGAGGTTTCTCTGCGGCCCACAGCTTGATCGGTCCAGAAAAGCGCTTCCCCTGCCACCAGTGCGGGTATCGGCCCGTCAGATGGAGAGCGGCTTCATAAGCACCGGTTTCGGACTTACCCACACGGTTAGCAGCGATAAACAACCGCTCGTGTTCCGTGGCGCCAGCGTTCAGAAACTGAACATGCTTCTTGTAGAGTTCGCGGCCTAGAGGTCCCTCATCGCGAAACCACACCTTGAGGCGGTTACGTGCGGCTACCTTTGCCAGGGCCGCCTCACGTTCTTCAAAGGGCCGACTGCCAAGTTCGGCAGCGATTTTCTGTTTCAGGCTCTCGAGTGTGTTTAGCTTGTCCATGCGTTTAATCCGAAAAGAACACAGTGTTCTGCAGTCACCCTATCTAACACGTTTAGTGCCAATGGTTTCTGGCCGCGGCTAATTCTCGGGTGCGCCTGAGGAGCGGAAACCGACCTAAAAACCTCGAAAATTGTCTTACTGGACACGTTCTCCCTCCACCTTCCGAGCCCGGCTGATTTCGTCGTCGATCTCACCCAGGAGTTGAAGCAACTGCTCCGGACTGGCCTCCGAGAGACCTCCAATCTGAATCTTTTTCTGATCCGCGAACATTCCGAGTTCTTTTCCCATAAGTTCAATTGCTCGATTAGCCACCGCGCCCTCGTAGCGATACTCACCGGTCGGCTTCCCGGAACTGTCGCGGACGGGTTCAAGTTGCATGGCGCGTTTCATGTTTTCGTGCAGCCGTTCGAGGATGTAGGCACGGGTGAGGGTCGTGGCGGCCACGGCGCGCTCAGTAAGACCGATACGCAGTTCCTCGACTCGTCCGGCGATGTCCGCCTTTGTCAACAAACGGCTTCCCTCTCTAGATACTGGCAATGTTGGCAACCTTCGTACTTCTCGAAGAATGCCAGCCTCGAAGAATGCCAAGAACATTGCCAAGAAGAATGCCAATATTAAGTACTTTCTTTTCTTCTTGTTTCCTCGAAGACTGCCAAGAATGCCAACACGATCGGGTGAGAGACCCGATTGCGAAGGTTGCCACGAAGATTGCCAAAGTCGTTTTCATTGGTCACCTTCGTTGGCATTCTTCGGCAGTTCCCAAGCCCAACTGCCGTCAAAGCCGATCTTGTGCGGACATGAAGCTTCTCCTTAGCGCGACAAAGCGTTCGGTAGGATATTCCTGATTGAGCGGCTTCTCGTTGGAGTTGTTTCTGCGCGACTGGACCGTTGCCGAGTACTTCGGACAGAAAGTCGATGGCCTCATTGACGGAACTGATTTCCGTAACTGCATCTTTGTCGCTCGCTAGAATGTGCTCCGCGGTAAGGTCGGACTTTCCTGTCCAGGAGAATCGGCCGTCGTCGATGGCAAAGCCAACCGGGTCGGCGATCGGTGCCAGGTTATTTTTTATCTGCACAACAGCACGCCGACGAATATCAGTCGGATCCGCACCCACAAGCAAAACACTTCGAGCTGCTGCGGTGAAATCGATCGAGCCTCCACCCCGGTAAATGCTCTTGTCGCGGCTACCCTTATTTAAATGGCGGACACAGGCGATAGCGCAGTTGTGATGTCTCGCCAGTCGGGCGAGTTTGTCCATGATCTGGCGAGCGTCGCCCTGTTTGTTTGTGTCCTTGGCACCGACATATGCGAAAAGAGGGTCAATGATCGTCAGGGTCGGCCCGAATCCTGTCATGTAGTTGTGGAGAAGGGTGCAACCCGCAGTGTCGAGCGTCAGCGGCTTTTCGATGGCCTCGATCAGTGCCAGATCCGCGTCAAGCATGCTCAAGCGGGGTTGTATCGTGTCCGAAACACCGTCTTCCGCTGGAATGATCAAAACTCGGCCTGGATCCCGAGGGGATTCGCCCAGAAGACCGAATCCACGAGTTTCCGCCGACGCAACCGCTAGGGTCATCGTGGACTTGCCAATCCCGGGGTCACCTTCAACCATCGTGACCTTGCCCCGCGGGATTCGTCGATACCACAGCCAACTAACGTGCGGCCTGTACTGACGACAGCGGGACTGCACCGAGGCGTTGCCGTGCGTCGGCATACTGCTTAACCGCTTTTTCGTCGGCCTCGCGTTGGATAGCGAGCCTTTCGAGGAGTTCGTCAGTCTCTTCCACAGATCCTCGCAAATAAGGCCTTTTTCGCCCCGACGTCATGGCCGTTGAGGACATCAAACTCTTCTTCGAGTTCGCTGCGCAGCCGGCACGCACGCGCCAAGATGTCCCACCATTCTTCTTCGCTCTTCGCATTCCGTAGAAGTCCACCGTTCTCGTACCGCTCCAGAGCTTCCGCTGCATCGCGTATGCAGGGCTCAATCGTTCGCAACATCAGACAAACGATGCTCAACCGTTCATCACACCAAATTTGAAGGCCGCGGCGCACGCGCCCTTGCCGTTCAGCTTCCGGATTGCGTTTGGACCTGACCGTGTCGAACAGCTCAGCCGCGGACCTCATACCGAGAGCGGCAAGAATGTCTTGCAGTTCGCAACCGGCATGACAATGGACAAGAACCCGATCCCCGGCGTCTTTGATGGACATTGAGGTTTTCGACTTGCCTTGATGAACGGGACACTGTGCGCGATATTCGTCTTCGCGGATGCGTCGGGCCTGAAGCTGATGAACGAGGCGC